AATGGCCTCTCCTGCCAAGATTGCGTTTTTAATCTTGGTCTTGCTTGGCTCTGGTGGCTTCGGGTCATTGCAAAGCTCTGGTGGAAAGGTTGCCCCTTCGTCAATCTCAACCGATTCATCTCGGCCAACATACAGCTTCACTTCAAAGGAGCCATCATCGGCTTTAATCTCTGTGATGCCTGAGACTTTCATGTTGTCAGCAAGGTACTCACGAAGGCGCTTGGCCTTGTTTTCCCTTGATGTTTGGAGAGCCTTGATACGCTTGATGGCGCTCTTGGCTTGTTCGGCCTCCGACTCGGTGTTCAACACATAGGCCGCAACCTGTGTGATTTTGCTACCGAGTTGGACGCGAAACTCCTCAAACTCAGGCTTGGCTATGCCGTCCTCGTCGAACAAATCATCAAGTTGGTTTGCAAAAACGTGACTGAGTTGATAGAGGGATGTCATTTAGAAACCCTCGCGTGGCATCGTTGCCAATTCTGCGTACTGTGGAGACTTCTTAATGGTGTCAGACAACCAATCAGGCAAAGCCTCAAATGTCGCCCAATCAGGTTCATCAAGGTTAAACGTCACAATTTCATGGTCGGGCTGTGGTTTCAAGTTCTTCATGGAAGATGGCAGCGGAGTGATGGCCGAGATGTTGGTGTACGTCTTACCGTCTTTTTCGCTGGTAGTGATGTTCAACATACAGTAAACATTCAAGATGTTTGTAATGTCAAAACCTTCCAACTCCTCTGGTGAGAAGTCACGGCCACGCCAAGAGATCAAATCCTTGCGTAGACCAGCCTTTTCGTTGAGGGATAGGGTGTAGGTCTTCCCAATGGTCATTTGACGCTGTACGCCGTCAATTTCGACCGTCAGGGGTGCGCCTGTTTCGTCTTCTCCAAACACTTCCCAACCCAAGCGGATTTTGTGCTGTACGGTTTGACCGTATTTGCCATCTTGGAGTTGTTCGCCCATGTCTACCAATAGGTAGCAACGAGCAACGTGTGAACCAACTGGAATGCGTTTGAAGTCAGCATTACCTTTGTCTTTTGCAATAAATCCCATTTTCTTCTTTCGTTAAAAAACCGCAATTACAGGTCTGCGGAATGACCTTTTGTGATCTCATCAATCAATGCGCGTTGGCGGTACATGATTTCTTCGGTGTCTGACAATATGTTTACAAGCTGTTTGATTGTTGTTTCAAGGTAGCCAACTCTGAATGCAAGTTTGTCTTGTGGATGATCTGAATGATTTTCTGAGGCCAGCTTCGCGTTGTCTATCAAAATTTGGGCATCCATATTACCCCCAAATCTTAAAGAAAAGGTAGCCAGCAAAAAAAGAAAGTCCAACGTAACACCAAAACTCAAATCCAATTTCTTTTGGTTGATGAGGCTCAAACCAAATAGATCGTTCTAACATATTGTTGTGCTGAACAGTGTTGGGAAACGCATCGTTGAGTGTGCGTGGAAACATACGGGTTGTATCGTTCATGGCTCGTTCCATTCCTTGATTACTTGCTTCATGTCGAGTTCACAGTATTGCTCAATCTCATCTTGTTCGGAAGGGTTGAGGTACTCCCAAATGTCTTTCTTGTCACGGATGACGCTGATTTCAAATTGGTCTGCCTCGCCAACCGACTTGTCGCCTTCCATAAAGACGTAGCTCACAAGAACGTCAGGGTAAGTTTCTGTTGACCATTCATCAAGGTAATGAATGAAACTACTCTCAAAGTTTTTCATGTTGTTTCCTATTTTCATCCGTATCGGACAGGTGCAGTATACACATCTCAACAGTCGAGTAAACTAATCCCGACTAAGTTGAGGGGTCTATACAAGTATACAGAAATCAACTACAATGCAAGCATGAAAAAAGAAGACGCAATCAAATTGGCTGGCAGTGCCATCAAACTTGCCAAGGTACTCGGCATCACCAAAGGCGCTGTGTCGCATTGGAAAGACACGATTCCAAAGGGTCGTGAGTACGAGTTACGATATTTGAAACCCGAGTGGTTCGTGGTTGAAAAACAAAAGGAAGCAGCATGAGTTACGCAGAGTACGAGATTAAAACAATTCAATGGGGTGAGGCGCGTGGCATTGTGCAAAACTCAACCCCATTAGCGCAAGCAATCAAAACGCAAGAGGAACTTGATGAATTGGTTGATGCGTTGCAAAAAAACGACAAAGAAGCTATTGCAGACGCATACGGCGACATTTTGGTGACGTTAATCATGGGATGCGCCATTGCTGATCTTGACCTTGTTTCTTGCTTGAAAGGCGCTTACAACGAGATTAAAGATCGCAAGGGCTATTTAAACAAAGACGGAATCTTCGTAAAAGAAGTGTGATACAGTGTTTGAAACACGGCTAGGTTGGGAGTTGCTCCCCAACCGAAAAGAGTTACCCCCTTCTCCTGCCGCCGTTTCTTTCTAAGGGGTGTCAAAGGCGGGTATGCACTACTACCAATTCAACATTGGCGATTACGCCAGTCACACACGGCATTTGTCCCTGCTTGAAGACATTGCCTACCGTAGACTCCTCGACATTTACTACCTCCATGAACAGGCGTTGGACAGCCGTGTAGCGTCCGTTGCTCGTCTGATTGGCATGAGAGAGCATGAATCTGAGGTTGAGGCGGTCTTGTCTGAGTTCTTTGAATTGACCGAAGGCGGCTGGATAAGCTCACGGGCAGACAAGGAAATAGCTCACTTCCACTCCAAAATAGAACAAGCGTCACGCGCTGGTAAAGCGTCTGCTGAACGCAGGAGTAACGGACGTTCAACGGACGTTCAACCAACCAATAACCAAGAACCAATAACCAATAAACAAACAAAAGAGAAGGTCGCTGCCGCTCCCGTTGTTTTGCCAGATTGGATGCCTTTGGAAACTTGGGCTGCGTATTTGGCGATGCGAAAGAAAATCAAAAAGCCAGCCACCGACTATGCGATCAAGTTGCTGGTTGACAAGCTGGAGAAGTTCAAAGCCAACGGGCAGGATGTGAAAAAGGTCTTGGAGAAGTCCATCACGGCTGGATGGCAGGATGTTTTTGAAATCCATGACAAGACCTTTGGCAACAAGTTCGATGTAGCGCATACCACTACACCACCACCGCCAAACCAAGATGCCGCCCTCAAAAAGATTGCGGAAGATCGAAAGAAGGCTGTGCCAATGCCTGCCGACATCAAGGCGAAGATGGCTGAATTGACAAAGGGGATGAAGGTATGAAACAAACAGAGATTTTGGCGTTTCCAGTTGACACTGGCGTAACGCAGCACGTTGGTATGTCGTTGCGTGATTACTTTGCTGCCAAAGCAATGCAAGCAATGTTGAACAAAGACCCTGATTACCATCAAAAATACCAATTTATTGATCTTGCAGATTTTTCATATCAGTGTGCCGATGCAATGCTGAAAGCGAGGGAGGAATGATTGGCAAAGAAACAAAAGGAAGTCCCAAGACTGTTTGGGCCACCACTGGAACGCCCAAGTGGTTACAAGGTTTGGATAACTCCAGAGGAACTGGAACACATGAAGGACTGCGAAGCCCGAGAGTGGATAAAACGATACAAGGAAAAAGCGAAGACGATTGGTGCAACTGGAGCATCAAATTGGTGGCAAGACCACTTAACGGTAATGCAGCGAATCAGAGGCGAGTCCGCTACTTTGGATTTGAGGCGTCGCATGACTGAACAACAGAAGAAAGCAAAGAAATGAAAAATTTGACGTTTATGCAATTGCACAATTTAATTGTTGAGGCAATCAATCAATCTGGATTAAGTTCTCGCGAGACTTACGGTTGCATCACTGCCATTGAAGCGCAAATGCGGTATCTAGTTCTTGGCGACTTGCGTGAGGAAATGGCAAAGGCAAAAGAAAATGAGAATTGAACTTGACTTTCCCCCTGCCGAACTATTCCCAAACCGAGCCAAGGGAACGCATTGGGCCAAGCTGTACCAAGTCCGTAGTGACTACCGCGACAACTCAACCTTTCTTGCCAAACATCAAATTAAAGATTGGAAGCATGACGGCAAAGACATTCGCCTCAAGCTGACATTCATCATGCCCGACAAACGGATGCGTGATGCTGATAACTGCCTAGCGGCAGCTAAAGGTGCGTTGGATGGACTGTCAGATGCCTTGATGGTGAATGACAAGTTCTTTCAACCCATCGAAATCCATCGTCAATTTGGCGATAAATCAACCCGCAAACTTATCGTGGAGATAGCATGACAATACAAAAGACCCTCAAGGAGCGTGGCTCTCGTTATGGCGAATTTGCTGATAACGCAGAAATCAGCCAAATGTTGAAACAGACAATGCGTAGTGCAAGGAATTGGGAATTGCTTACCTATGCTCAACAAGAAGCTCTAGAGATGGTTCAGCACAAGATTTCACGAATGTTGAATGGTGACCCTGAATATCTTGATAATGTAATTGACATCTTGGGTTATACTGAGCTTATGTTCAATGACATGAAGGGGAACCAACGTGGCGGCAAGAGGAAAATGGGCTAACCCAACCAACACGAAAACTTACTATTGCTGGCGCAACATGAGAAGTCGTTGTTATGACGCAAATCATGTTGCTTTCCACAATTACGGCGGCAGAGGAATTTCTGTTTGTAATGAATGGAGAAATGATTTTGATGCATTTGTGAGAGACATGGGTGAATCATTGATAGGTATGTCTTTGGACAGAATTGACAGCAATGGCAATTACTGCAAAGAGAACTGCCGATGGGTGACCATGAAGCAGCAATTGAACAACCAAAGAAGAAATCGGCTTGTCACAAAAGATGGTGTCACTAAAACATTGTCGCAATGGGCTGAATCTTTGGGGATTCGACAAGATACGTTGTCTCGTAGATTGAGCAGGATGAGTGTCGATAAAGCATTGAAATCTGGATATTTGTTTGAGATGCAACATGGAACTCGAACAGGATATGAGTCATACAAGTGTCGATGCGACCTATGCAAAGAGGCAAACAACAAACGTCACCGTGAAGCGCGACAGAAAAGAAAAGACAAGGTGAGTTCAATATGAAATACAAGCTCTACGAAGAAAAGCAAGCCCACGCCACCATGTTGGCGGTGTGGAACATTGTGAAGGAAACAATCTATGGCGGCAAGAAAGTCATATTGGAGGTCACTGAGGAAAAACGCTCTGACCCTCAAAATAAAAAATTCCACGCCATCATTGGTCAGATTGCGAAGCAGGCGCAACACGCTGGAGCAGCTTGGGATGTTGAAGATTGGAAACGGTTTTTACTCGACCAATTTGCAAAAGACCGTGACATGGCGGGAGGCTCTGTGGTGAAGTCCTTAGATGGTGAGCGTCTTGTTCAGCTTGGCATCCAAAGCCGAAAGTTCACTAAGGCAGAGGGTGCTGATTTCATTGAATGGCTGCTGATGTGGTCTGCAACCAACGGAATTGACATCAAAGAACCCGACTGGCAATAGCTATGGTATAGTTATCTCAACTCGGAATGAGTTAAACAAGAAAGGACAAAATTATGACTAAAGAGCAAATATTGCAAATGATTAAATTGTTATCGGCTTTGGAATCTTGGGGGTTTTCAAACAAACAGATGTTTCCTGACTATTTGCATGACGATTTATGTCGTGCAGTAAAAATGCTTGAAACGGAGTTATTGAAATGAACTGGCCCTTCCCAACACATCCACCAACACCGTGGACACAGAAGCAAATCAAAGAATACGCGCAACAACAACGCGCACAACTGCCAGAGGCTCCGCTATGAAAACATTTTTAGCAATCATTGGTGCTTTTCATTTGATGGCTTTTATTCTTGGCTCATTTGGCGCACTTGACTATCACTTGTGTATCAAAGCTCCAGCGGGAATGTGCAAAAAGGAAACAACATGACAACACAAACAGAAGCATTGACCGCAGAGAACGTAAAAACGTACTTTGAATACGTGCCTGAAACTGGCGATTTGCGTTGGACAGACAAAGCACCAGTAAAAGTGCGCGGTAAATCATGCCAGACAAAAAACAGCACAGGTCACAAATACGTCAGATTTAAAGGAAAAAACTACTACAACCACAGAATTGCTTGGCTGTATGTTTATGGCGAATGGCCTGATTCAATTGACCACATCAATGGCGACCCATCAGACAACAGGTTTGTAAACCTTCGTGGCGTTGACCACAAAACAAATATGCAAAACGAACGCAAAGCCCGTTCAAACAACAAAACAGGCTTGCTTGGCGTTAGTCCAAATGGTCAAAAGTATAGGGCTGAAATCCGTGTTGATGGCAAAAAAATTAACCTTGGCACTTTTGAGCAACCAGAAATGGCGCATCAAGCATATTTAGTTGCAAAGCGTCAGATGCACAAAGGAGCAACATTATGAGCAAACAGATTGACGCGCTGAAGCTGGCGCTTGAGGCGTTGAAAGACCCCATATCGTTTGCAAAAGGCAAAGCAGCCATCACCGCCATCAAAGAAGCCTTGGCACAGCCAGAGCAGGAGCCTGTGGCGACATTAGACGACCTTGAGCAAGAAATATACGAAAACACACGACAGTTTGTATCGCGTGATGTTATGGAATGGATGCTCAAGCGTTATTACACCACCCCACCACAGCGCACATGGGTTGGGCTGACGGAGCAAGAACAAGGCGCAATCATGGAGGATTTAAACACACATGGCACAAATCTTTATCCCTTTGCCCAAGCCATTGAAGCCAAACTCAAGGATAAGAACACATGACGCCGCTAATCAAAGAAATGGTCAACTTGGTTTCGGTGGCTGACCTTGACCCAACGCAGATGCAATGGTTTGATGTAACTGGAGCAATTAAAGAATACATTGGCTATGACCAGCGCAAATACTTGTTACACCCAGCACCATATAAGAACAT